CGAAGGTGGTACTACTAATCTAAACTCAACAGGTACAACAGGTAACTATAACCCTTATACATACACACCAGGATTCTCTGTAGAGTCAGGTAGTACGGGTGCAGCTCCTACAGTTCCAGGAACTCCAGTAACTCCTACTGCTCCTGTATCAACAGCTCCAGTAGACACTGGGCCAGTTACTTGTCCTGCAGGTTACACACTAGACCCTGCTACTAACTCTTGTGTACCTATTACAGGTAAGAGTGATAGAAGAAGACCACCAGAGCATGACCCAGAAGCTTGGATGAAGAAATATGACTACACAGACCCTGCTGTACTTATGGAACAATCATTAGACACACTAAACATGGGTGAGACAGACGAAGAAAAAGGTTTCTTAGATAAAGCTACAGGTGCAATAGCAGGATTCTTCGACAACGGTATCTTTGGTAAGATATTCAAGACACAGAAGCATGCTGAAGTATTAGCTAACGCGGCTGTACTAGAATCACATGGTTACACAGATCAAGCTGCTAAGTTACGTGAAGCTGCAGGTGGATACGCTGAGTCTAACAGTTTAAAGTTAGGTGGGTTCTTTGACTCAACTACAACTCTAACTAAGATGGCTATGGGTGCTTATGGACAGACTGAAATGATGAAAGGCAACTACATGGCTTCTGCGTCTAAGACACCTAAAGCTGACGAAGGTGTTACCTCTGCCTCTAGTCCTTACGCTAAGTCGTCTGGCAAGAAATACCAAGATGCAGGTCTAGGTAGAGCACGTAAGATGAAGAATTATAGCCCTGAGGTAAAAGCTGCTATCCAAAGTAAAGTAGATAAAGGTGAAGCTAGAGGAACATCTTGGAAGGGCGGTTCTGTAGCTACTAATCAAACTAAACCAGGTGGAAGTAAACCAAATGCTAACTCTCCAGGAAACCCTGCTCCTAAAGCTAAGTCAGTAGCAGAGCGTAAAGCATCTGCAGCTAAGAAGTACGGTGGTTTAGCTAAAGGCGGTAGAGCTACTGGTGGGCTCGTAGACAGCAAGACTAAATTAAAGAAGAAAGGTCTAGCTTCTAAACCAACTAAGAAATAATAACAACACTAAAGGTGGGGGCGAGCAGCCCTCATCAACTCCTAAATAACTAAGGCCACTCAGCTACGGCTGACCCCAACATAAACAAAAGGATGTATAATATGGCTCAAGATATGGTAAAGAAAATGGATACTGCAGAGGCAATGATGTCACGAGGCAGTAACTACGCAGTTAAACAAGCTCGTATGGATAAAGACGAAGCAGAATTAGCAGCTCTAGTAGCAGAACATAATGGTGAAGAAGTAGAGACAGTAGAAGAAGCTGTTGAAGAAGTAACAGAAGCACCAGTAGATGAACCAGTAGAGTCAGAAGAAGAAGAGTCTGATGAGAACTTAAGTAGAGAAGAGAAGTCCTTCAAGAAGCGTTATGGTGATCTCCGTCGACATATGGCTGACAAAGAGAAGGAATGGAAAGAGCAGATGGAGTCTCAAACATCATCTCCCCTCAGAGCTCCTAGTTCAGATGAAGACATTGAAGCATGGGCAGAGAAGTACCCAGACGTAGCAGCTATAGTAGAAACTATTGCATCTAAGAAAGCAGATGAGAAGTTTGCTGTAGCAGAAGAAAGACTACGTGAGTACGATGAAGCAGCTTATGAAGTTGAAAGAACTAAAGCAGAAACAACTATCCGTAAATCACATGCAGACTTCGATGAGTTAAGAGACTCAGACAAGTTCCATGACTGGGTAGAAGACCAACCTAAATGGGTACGTGATGCCTTATATGAGAACTCAGATGATGCAGCTAGTGTTGTAAGAGTTATTGACTTGTATAAAGTAGACAACAACATGACTCCTGCAGCTAAGAAGAAAGCTACTAAAGATGCAGCTAAGACTGTATCTAAGCGTGGTACACCTGCTGTAGATAGTGATGGTTCTGGTCAAATGATTAAAGAATCTCAAGTATCTAAGATGACTGATAAGCAGTTCGAAGATAACTACGAGAAGATACAAACAGCTATGGCCTCTGGTAAGTTCGTCTATGACGTAACAGGCAAAGCTCGTTAATACCAACATACTTAATTAAGTACTTGACAGACAAGTACAAGTATGGTATAACTGTTGATGTCCTACTAGACCGATATGCAAGGTCACATAGGGCATCTTCAAAGACTCACAATGAGTCATAGAACACTAATAAATCTCTAAGAATTACCTGACAATAAAGGCCCGATTAGTTAGACTGGCAAGTTGACCTAATTGCACCCTTGAAAACTCAGCCCCTTATCCAGATTGTTTTAGGTTCATTTAACCGAGATACAATTAAGTATCTTTATTACTAGCCAAACATCATAAAGGATATTAATCATGGCTTTTGCAGCAGAATCAGGACATACAAACCTGCCAAATGGTAACTTCTCTTCAGTTATCTATTCAAAGAAAGTACAACTTGCTTTCCGTAAGAAGAGCATTTGTAACGACATCACTAACTCAGACTATTTCGGTGAAATAGCTTCTCAAGGTGATACAGTTAAAATCATCAAAGAACCTGAGATTTCAGTATCAGCTTATAAGCGTGGCACTCAGATCGCTCCACAAGATTTAGACGATGCAGACTTCTCATTAACAGTCGACAAAGCAAACTACTTTGCATTTAAAATCGACGATATCGAAGAAGCACACTCACATGTAAACTTCATGGACTTAGCAACTAATCGTGCTGCGTTCCGTTTAGCTGACCAATTAGATCAAGAAGTTCTTGGTTACTTGTCAGGTTATAAGCAATCTGCTTTACATGCAAACGCTAATGCAGTTAACAACATCGTTAACGGTACTAAAGCTGACTCAACTGCAGGTTCAGACGAACTATTAGCATCAATGAAGTTGAAGAAGTCTGACTTCGGTAACATCACAACAGCATCAGCAGCTGATCACTCAATCCCAGTAGCAGCACGTCTACCAGGAGCGACTGCTCTACCAACTGCTTACGCTTCACCAGTAATGCTTATCAACCGTATGGGTCGTTTACTAGACCAAAACAATGTTGATAAAGAAGGCAGATGGATTGTAATAGATCCAGTAATGCTAGAAGTATTAATGGACGAAGATTCACGTTTCTTGAACGCTGACTTTGGTGAAGGTTCTGCATTGCGTAACGGTTTAGTAATGAATAAGTGGAATGGTTTCCGCGTATACGTTTCTAATAACTTACCATCAGTGGGTACAGGTCCAGCAACTAACGGAACTGCTAACCAAAACGTTAACTACGGTGCTATTGTTGCCGGTCACGATTCAGCTGTAGCAACTGCTGAGCAAATCAACAAGACTGAAACATACCGTGACGTTGACTCATTTGCAGACATCGTACGTGGCATGCACTTATACGGACGTAAGATTCTACGCCCAGAAGCATTAGTAACTGCTAAATACAACTTAGCATAAACTAAACGAATACAGGGAGTCCCAATTCTGGGGCTCTCTATTTACTTTTAAAAACATTACGAAGGGATTGACATTATGGCTTTTATCGCTGATGCAGTGTTTGACGGTGGACTTACAATAGTAGATACTAACGGTACTCGTTTAGATATCTGTTCAAGTGAGCCAACTACTTACGCACAAGCTACTTCAACTTTAACACTTGGTAACGATACAGTTAACACAGGTGCTCCAACTAACGGTGCAACTGATGGTCGACGTGTGATCGTTCCTGCTATTACTGCAGGTACTGTAACAGGTACAGGTACTGCAGCTTTTTGGGCATTAACTAACGGCTCAAATACACTATATGCAACTGGTTCTTTGAGTGCTTCACAAGCTGTTACTACTGGTAACACTTTCTCATTAGACGCAGTTTCTATCACTATCCGTGACGCTTAGTAGGCGTTACTAAAGATGGCTGATCATAACTTAAGAGCAAGTGGATACGCTTTATACAACACTGCTGTTTATGGACAGGAGCAGTATGGAGGTCATGTACGTTCTGAGGTTGAGGTCAGCCAACCTTCTTTGGGGCAGGTGTTAAACGCCAATGATATCCAAAGTGCTACGGAAACAACTTCTAACACACTTAATCAGAACTATTCTCTAATATCTGTAGATTTAAACTCTAACTCAGAGATAACTAATCCAGGTATAGATGAACTAAACATACTAGATGCTACTGATGTAAGCTCTGCAACAACCTTGACTATGGTAGCAGTAGGTCAAGCTCATTCATTGTTAGCAGATAATGTAGAGTCAGACGCAGAGTTAACTGAACAAACCGTCAACGAATCACATTCATTTTTTAATGTTAGCGTAGAAGCAGATACAGCTACTTCATCGTCTACCATTGATCAAGACCATGAGTTCAATGCTATAGACAATAACTCTATTAGTCTTGTTACTTCAAGCACACTAGGTCAGTTCCACTCTATTACTTCTAGTGACACTGAGGCAAGCGCAGAGGCTGGAACACCAGTAGCTGTTATAGCAGTACACTTATTAGCCAATAGCATCTCAAACACTACTGAGATATTACCTAGCCCTGCTATAGCGCAAAACAATACACTAGTATCAGTAGATATAGGGACTACTTCTGAGATAACTATCCCAGATATAGACGAGCTTAACATCTTTGACGCAGGTGATCCTTCGTCATCTACTTTAGTAGGTACACCAAGTATAGTTCAGCTTCATAATAATGACGCTGTTGATTTAGAAATAAATAGTGAAGTATCAGAACCTACAATATCACAGGCATTATTCCTTAATGCAACAGATATAGAAACTCAATGCCTATTAATACCAAGACCTGTTCTAATAGATTTGAAACCTATTAAACAGGATACAGATAAAACACTGTTAGTGCCTTCTGAGTCAAGAACAGTAATGATAGGGAGAGCCGCGTAATGAAATGGCCCATAAAAGACCCAAATGAAATATTAGATTACTCAGTAGATTGGTCAAGATTCCTAGAGAGTTCAGTAATACAATCAGTACAATGGCATATCGAAGACGAGGCAGGTGTAAAAACTGCAGTAAGTCAATCAGACACTGTTCAAGGTTTAACACTGTTCTCCCAAGTAAGCACTAATACAGTGGCTACAGCCCGTTTTGGTGCAGGATTAAATAATACAAAGTACAAAGTAACATGTACTATAACATACGATACTCATTTAATAGCTGAAAGAGTTGTCCAACTTCCAGTAAAGGAAAGATAATATGGCTTACAACTACTTAGAATTAGTAAACGATTTAAACCGTAGAGTAAATGAAACAGAGTTAGACAGTTCTAACTTTGCAAATTCTACAGGTTACTACAATACAGCTAAAGATGCTATCAACTCCTCTATTAGATTATTGAATCAAGAAACCTTCCAATGGCCTTTTAACTTTATAGAGCATGAAGAGACCCTAACCCCTGGTACAATGCGTTATGTTATGCCTTACAACTGTAAGACTATGGACTTTAATACATTCCGTATTAAACGGGATGATACACTAGGTAATGTTACTTCAATGTTGAAGAAAATGGATTACGAAGAGTACTTATCTAAATATGTAGATGACGAGTACAACGACAGCCCTGATACTAGAACTCTGCCTACACACATAATTAAAGCACCAGGAAACCAATATATAGTTCACCCTTCTCCTGATAAAGGGTATGAGATTCTATTTGAAATGTATACTTTGCCAGTAGACCTTATCCTACACTCAGACGTACCTTCTGTTCCAGAGGCTTACAGGCACATCATAATTGATGGTGCTATGTATTACGTTCAGATATTCCGTAATGATAGCCAGTCAGCTCAGATGTCTTTAGGTAAATTTAATGAAGGTGTTAAGAACATGAGAAGTATTTGGATTAATAGGTTTGAATACATATATGACAATAGGGTACATTACTGATGGCTACAGGTTGGGAATCATTTCCACTAGAGCTTAAAGGTGGATTAATTAGCAATATGTCTAGGCTGCAACAAGGGGTTAAAGCTCCTGGTTCTGCTAGAAAGCTAACTAACTTTGAACCATCTGTTAAGGGTGGTTATCGTCGTATTAATGGTTACGCTAAATACGACAGCAATGTCATA